GCTCTCTCGCTGGTATGATTTCGCCATCCGTCAGGCGGGCGCTATCTGCAAGGCCAACGCCCTCACGTAATCGGACGACCCCCGACACGGAAGGAGCTGCCCACGGGCGGCTCTTTCTGTTTTTGGGCGTGTCGTAAATTCGGGGCATGATCATCACCAACGCGGGAGGCACTGACTTCTCAACCTTCATCTCAGACGACGAGCTAAAGCTTTGGCTGCGAATTGACCACGACGACGACGACGCAATCGTCCAAGCTACCCGCGCCGCCGCTTTCGAGTTCGTGCAGAGCTACTGTCAGGTCTATTTTGGGACGCAGGTAATCACGGCGTACCTCGACGGCTACTACAACGGGCGGCTGATGGTCTCGCAAATTGACAGCGTCACAAGCGTGGAAATCATCGCGTCAGGCTCCACCGATTACGCGACCCTCGACGCCTCAAAATACACCGCCGACGTTGTCAGCTCGCAGCCGCGCGTTTGGTTCCAAGGCGCGCCCTCGCTTGTAGCCGACCGCTACCACCCCGTTAAGGTCATCATGTCGGGCGGCTACACCACCTCCAATGTCCCGGAGCAGTTGCTGCTCGCCGTTAAGAATTACGCCGCTCATTTGTACGAGAACCGCATGGCCGTGACCCCCGCCAAACTCATAGAGAAGCCGATGGGCATTTACACGATGCTCTCCCAATACCGCTCGCTATGATTATCGGCAAGCTCGACCGCCGCGTGACCATTGAGCGCGCCACCTACTCGACGAACGGATACGGCGAGCGCGTAGCGTCGTGGGCAACGGTTACGACCGTATGGGCTGAGCTGATGAAGTCCAGCGGCATCGGCGAGAGCGTAACCAACAACGCGCAGGACGTCGCCCGCCAAACGCTGTATTTCAAAGTCAGGAGCAGCGCCACCACGCGCGGCATCAAAGCCGACGACCGCCTGACCTACGCGACCCGTACATACGACATCAAGGGCGTCGAGGAAATCGGACGCAACGCCGAGCTCGTCATCGTCTGCGAAACCACGACGACGTAATGGGATTAGGTAAGAAGCTGTCAGCAGGCCATGTGCCGCGATCGACGGGCGGGCTCGGTTCGCTCGGTGTGTCGAACGTCGCGCAAGGCGGGTTTGTAAACATCGGCGTGGACATGCGCGAAATCGAACGGAAATTCGAGCACCTGCGCAAAGCCATCAAGGACGAGGAGGAGCAGCTCAAGATTCACCGCAAGGTCGCCAAGGTTGCAAAGAAGTTCATGCAGGACGAGGTGCAGGATAGCCCCGTCGTGGTGCGCGTTCGGCGCTCAGGCAAGCAGGGCGGCAAGCGCGGGCCTTCCTACGACATTGAACCGGGAACCCTCAAGCGTTCCATCGTCGCGTGGAAAATCCGACAGGAAACCGCCATGTGGGTAGGCCCGCGCGCCACGGGAAGGCTCGACCGCAAGGACGGTTGGTTCGCGGGCATTGTCGAAAGCGGCTTGCAGTACTTTGGAGAAGGCCCCAACAAAGGCGCAATGCAGCGCGGCAAACGCAAGTCGCAAGGCCCCGCGCTTCATAAGTTGGAGAAGGAATACAAGAAAGCCATTGAAAAAGCAGCGAAGAAATGAACGCAGGCAAAGCCATCTATTACCTCCTGTCCAACGCCACAAGCGTCACGGACATCTGCGGCACGCGCATTTACCCCGAACTCGCCGAGCAGGAAGCCCCCACGCCGTTCGTCGTCTACGAAGTCATCAGCGTAGACCCCGACGATACGAACGACGGCCCTGCGAAAATCGACGAGGTGAGCATGGACATCACCGCAGTAGCCGATAACTACGATACCTGCGCCGACCTTGCCAGCGCCATCCGCTCGGCTATCGATCGCGTCCGCGGAACGTACAACGGCGTCAATGTTGACAGCGTCCAATACTCCACCACAGATACCGACGTTTTTGACAGCCCTCGCCGCTACGCAATGACCGCGGGGTTTATTATCCGCATAAGCCGCGACGACGCCCAAATTGCCACGGGGCAGCCGATTGACCTGCTGACTATTCTGCGCCTTGCCGACACGCCAAGCACCTACGGCACAGAAGGGCAGGCCCTAGTCATGAACGCGGAAGGCGACGCGCTCGAATGGGGTGACGCCGCAAGCGCGCTTGGCAGCTTGACCGACGTGGAGCTCGACGACCCGCAAGACCACGAGGCACTGGTCTACGACCAAGACACCGCCACGTGGATAAACGGCGCGTCAACTAAAATCGGCATTCGCGTAATCAACCAAACGGGTGGCACATTGTTCGCGGGCACTCCCTTGCGTGCTACGGGTGTCCAAGGCGATCAAATCCAAGTCGAAGTGTACAACGCCACGCAAGACGGAAAGAGGTTTATTGGCCTACTCTCTGCCGACTTAGCCAACGGCGAAACAGGATACGCAAGGCAGACGGGCGCGATTTACAACCTCAACACAATACAATTTAATGTCGGTGACATCCTCTATCCGTCGAATGAATTTCGCATCACAATTGATAACGGGCTTGACTTCCTGGACACCTCGTTCAACAATGTGAGTTCGACGCAGCCGTTTGCAAAAATTCCCTGCGCCATCGTACTGCGCAAACACGTAAACACGGGCCGCGTGTACGTCCGCACGTGGACACCTTCGCGGGCGCTGGAGGACTTGGACAATGTGTTTGTAAGCAACGCCCCGGTCAATAGCGTTCTGCGCTGGAACGGGAATCAATGGACGGCGGGCAGTGAAATAATTCCGTCACTCAACGACCTCCGCGACGTTGAAATCACCGACCCAGAGCTCATCCCAAACAAGTCGCTTTTGCGGTGGGATGCGGTGGACAGCATTTGGCGCGTCATCCCCGAAACGGGCGGCACGATTCCCGCGCTGCCCAACAATATCACCTACTTCCTCGGACGCTACAACGACGAAGCAAGCACCGCCCGCCAAGCAGCCGACGCTACCCTGACCATCGAGCGATATCTCACCGTACAAGCCGACGGCCACGGCGAGGAAATCACGCAGCAAAGCGACACCCCAAGCGCGGGCAACAAAATCGTGCGCAAAGCGTGGTATCGCTCCGTGAGTTTTGCCGACACCGACGTGACCACGTGGACGCTCGTCGGCACATACGCCGATAACCGCACCTATGCGGAGACCGTGCCCATCCTCAACGCGCTGCTTAAGGGAAGCACGTACGGCAGCATTCCGTTCACGCTTGCGCAGACGTGGGAGGACGTGCCCGAAGTTAATGCGCTGCTTGACGGCTACACCGCCGACCTTGCCGTTGCTATCGCGCCCGTGCTGCTTGTGCCTGATTACACAGGCGATTGTATGCGCATCCGCCGCGCTTCCGACAACGCCGAGCAGGACATCGGGTTCGACGGCATCGACCTCGACACGGCAGCGATTGCCACGTTTTGCGCAGGCACGGACGGATTCGTGAAGACGTGGTACAATCAGGACGGCAGCGGGAATCATCCAACGCAAGGTTCAAACGCATTGCAGCCGAAAATTTACGACGCTGCGACGGGGGTTGTTTTGATAGGCTCAAACGCGGCTATTGACGGGAATAATGGCGTGCTAATTATGCCATCAAGTGTGATTGGTTCGGGTGATTACGCTGTTTTCGGAATCTGCGAATACAGTGATGCTGATATGCTCTTTGGAGGAGACGCGCCGACGATAGGATTGTGGACTTTGGGCGGAAATTTGGTACAGCGGTTTGACAACGAAACTCAAATTATTGATTCCAACTCGCTCTCAAATGGCGATTACCTCTTGACGTATCAAAATAGGACTTCAAATAGTTGCGTAGTGGCCTATAACGGCAATTTAGGAACGTCAGGAACAAATAGCGCATCTTTCACCATCAACAGGTTACTAGGTGGTTTTGGAAGTAACACCTACAACTTTGCTGGCAAAGTTCAAGCCGTCATCATCTACAACGCCGACAAATCCGCCGACCGCACCGCCATCGAAAGCGCCCTCAACGACTACTTCAACATCTACTAATGCAAGGCTACATCATCGTCCTTCCAATCGACACGCTCGGCAGCGAACAACGGGCGCAGGCCATCACGCGGGAGCTGTACTGCATCACCACACCCCGCGCCATTCAGGAGCCTTACCAACACGACGGCAAGGTGTTTGGCATCGTGACCCACCCCGACGGCGTCCAAGCGGCGTTGCAGGTGGACACGGCGTACACCATCCCCGTGCACCCGCTTGCCACATTGGAGCGGTTGGTGAGCTTGTTCCCTGAACTGACGGACACGGAGCGGATAAACTTGCAGGCGTACATCTTCGCCAATCAATCGTTCCCGTTTGGGAATATCGTACCATCAACGACCACCGTGCGCACCTTCGAGGAGATGGAGGGGCTTGGGTGGTTTCCAAATGACGAGCCATGATTACGGACGTGACGATTACGTACCTGCCCGAATTCCTGTACGCAATGCTCGATTACATCAACATGATGAACGGGCCGGGCATGCCGCCGCCGTGGAACCCGATTTACGACCTCAACGGAGACGGGGTCGCCAACATTAAAGACGTGCTGCTATGTTTGGCTTCCTTGTCCTCCTGATTGTCCACGGCGGGCACGTGGTGATCAACGATTACGAGAATGCATAACTTGCCGGCATGATTATCCTGCACTACATCTACGCCGTGTTCCTGGCGATACTCATCCTCGCACTCGGCCCCGTCACGCACTTGCTCGCTTGGGTGATGAACCACATCCACGACGCGTTCGAGTACGCAGCGGAGAAGACCCGTCTTTTTTGAATTGAGTACCTTGCACGTATGAAAGTCAAGCTCGAAAAGCCGTACAAGGCCGACGGATGGAACTGGCCGGCAGGCAAAGTCGTAAACGTGTCCAACAAGTTTGCAGCCAAACTGAAGGACGGCGGCTACCTCGACAAGCCCGCACCGAAAGTCACCAAGCCCAAGGGCGAGACTAAACCGAAACCCACAACTGAAGAATAATCATGGCACAAACCACAGGCATCATCAACGCGAGTTCCATTCGCGTATTCTTGGGCACCACGGACGACAGCGAAGTCGTAGTCGACCACGTCACCGAGTGCTCCATCTCTTTGAACACGGACATTCGGGACATCACCACGAAGACGTCAGGCGGATGGCGGGAAATCCTGCCCGCATTGAAGTCGGCTTCTTTGTCGCTCAGCGGCTTGTTTGCAGAAGACGCGACCAACAACTTTAACCAACTCGTCGATCATCAGATTGCGGGTGCCCTGTTGTACGTCGTCTTCACGAACACGGGCACGGGTGACGCAGCTAACTCGGGCGACGAGCAGTTCGACGTGAGCGGCTATATCACCAGCTTGGAGCAGACGGCAGGCACGGAGGACAACGTCACGTTTAGCATGACCTTGGAAATCACGGGCACTGTTGTTCGGGAAGTGATTGCGTAATAGATTTGCCACATGGCAGAAATCACAGTTGACGGCAAGACGTACCCGCTCCGCGCTACGATGCGAGCATGGCGGGATTTTGAAACCCAATCGGGTGTTAAGATGGCCGAGATTGCCGAGGCCGACGTTACGCGGGTTCCGGAACTTCTTTGGCATTGCGCTGCTGCGGGATGCCGTAAGGACAAGAAAGAGTTTGACATCACGCTCGACGACTGGATGGATGCCATTACCACGGACGACCTCGTCGAAATGCAGGAGACTATCCAGGAACTCCTGGGCGTAAAAAAAAAGTGACGAGAGCAGAGAGGCGGAAGGCGAGTCGCTGACGTGGGACGATATTGAACGGAAGGGGTTGGGTGCATTGCGCCTGACCCCTTTGTCGTTGTACGACATGACGTTCGAGGAGTTCGGCAACGCCATGCTCGGCTTCTACGAGTTGGAGGAGCAACGCCAGCGGCAGGAGTGGGAGCGCACGCGGTGGCACGCCATGATTACCATTACACCACACGTAAAAAAGGGCAGCATCAAGAAGCCGCAGGACATTACGCGCTTCCCGTGGGAGGAGGAGAAACAGGCGGCCACTGATGGATTGGCTATCTTGCGACAAATGGCGAGCAAATGAAATTAGGGGACCTCGTAGTCGGCATTGGCGCAAACACCAAGGAGCTCGACAAGGGCATTGGCAAGGCTATGCGCAAGCTGAAGTACTTCGGCAAGAACACGAAGCAGCTTGGCAAGAACCTGACCATGGGCGTAACTGCCCCTATCGCAGCGTTGGGTGTTACGGCGGTCAAGGCGTTCCAAGTTCAAGCCAAGGCTATTGCTCAGGTTGAGGCGGGCCTAAAATCCACGGGCGGTCAAGTCGGGTACACGTCGAAGCAGCTGCAGCAGATGGCCAGCGACCTGCAGTCCAAGACCCTGTTTGGCGACGAGCAGATTCTCCAGGATGCCACCGCGCAGTTGCTCACGTTCACCAACATCAGCGGCGAGCAGTTTGCCCGGACGCAGCAGGCCGCGCTCGACCTTGCTACGCGATTGGACGGTGACCTTAAGGGCGCGTCCATTCAGTTGGGCAAGGCGTTGAACGACCCGGTGGCAAACCTGAGCGCGTTGTCTCGATCAGGCATTCAGTTCAGCGACGAGCAGAAGGAGGTCATTAAGACGATGGCGGAGACGGGACGGCTTGCTGAGGCGCAAACGCTTATTCTTGACGAGCTCAACAACCAGTACGGCGGCTCGGCGGAAGCAGCGGCCAAGGCGGACGGCGGGTTTACGCAGTTGGCCAATTCTTTTGGCGACCTGCAAGAGCAGTTTGGGGCGGTGTTGGTTGATGTGCTGCAACCGATTGTGGAATGGGCAAAGGGTATGGTAGCGGAGTTCCAAGGGCTATCGAAAGAGACGAAGCAGTACATTGTGGTCGGCGCAGGCATCGCGGCTATGCTCGGGCCGTTGTTGTTTCTGCTGCCACAGATTGGCGCGGCGTTCTCGCTGATGCTTGGCCCTGTCGGTTTGGTGGTGGGTGCAATTGCTTTGCTCGCTACGGGTATCTACACGTTTGCCGATGAGGTTAGCAAGCCGATTGCGGATGTAGCGAACTATTTTATCACGCTCTACAACGAGAGCAAGGCGGTGCGCATGATTATCGGCGGCATCAAAGGAACTGTGAAGGTTGTGTTCGGCTTTTTTGAATTGGCAGTAACAAACATCATTGAGAGTTTCAAAGACCTTGGCTCCGTGCTTAAGGCGGCACTGGAGGGCAGGTTT